TTCAAACTTATCTTTCTCTCGTATTACAACTTCCGTTAAGTTGCAGAACTGATAAGGTCTAAGTATTATTTCACTGCAAGGGTTAGTGCCAAACTCATGGTCAGCATCTCTCCTGCCAAACTTCTTTGCCTGTTCCTTTGCAGATATTCGATTAAATATACCACGCTCTCCTGACTTTGATTCCACAAGTGCTGTCCACTCTCTCAGGAATGTCTCCCCATCAGGCTTGTCTGTGTAGCATACAGAGTTATTAGAGAGTGCCATCTGTGGTGCTGTCTCCCACCACTGCCCTGACTTAGCGTGTCTCATGCGCTGATCTGATAGATTAGATAGGCTAATCATAGCAGAACGTCTAACACCACCGGACACAACAACCTCCCCAACCTTACACATTAGATTGTGACAATCGTAGCTAGACAGTTTGCGTCCTGCATTATGTTTAAACAAAGCTGTTGTGAAGTTAAATAGATCAAGCAAAGGAGCAGGTCCTGACGCTCTACCACCAAATATTTGTAGCCTAGAACCTGCAGGTCTAACCTTTGATACGTCCCAATGTGGAGACTCCCCCATATAAAGATGTCCTATGAGTTTACGTAACGCTCTTGCCCATCCCTCTTTGCTGTCTTGTACATCTATAACAGTATCAACCTGCTCTATGGTTTGTGGTATCTCAGGTAGCTGATTGACATATTGTCTTTCCACAGAGAACCCAACACCTGTACCACACAACAGTATGTACATCGCTTCATCAAAAGACTTTGGGTCATCAACAGGTAGGTAGCTACAGTTATATCCTGCTGTGTTGTCTCTCTCAAGGGCAAGACCTGCTGTCATCAATGCTCTCATAGACGGCATAACTTCTAAATTAGTTATGGCATCTTTTATCTGTTGCACAGGCAAGTGTCCCTTGACCTTCAAAGACATAAAGTCAACGTATCTGTTGACAGTTTCTTCCCATGTCTCTCTTCTGTTTTCGTTTGGTAGCCATCTAGCATACCTAGAAATAGCTATAAATTTTTGATAGTCGTTCATATCTTTGTTACCTTTATGCTGTTAATTTCAATATCGTCTATATCATAGAGAAGATCTTTTACTATATCGGACACAACTTTTTCGCCCTCTTTTTTCTTAGATGCTGCATCACAGGTCACAGGCAAATGACTAGACTCATCATCTATCTCAACCTCTGCTGTAATTTTAAACTTCATCTCTCTCCTCTTTCTCTACCCATTCTATCATTTTATCTAAATAGTATCTAGCTTTATATAGTTGCTCTAAAGGTATACCTTTTTTGTCCCATCGCCATACATATTTAAATACATTTCCCCACCAATTACCTACGATTGGTGCAACAGTAGAACCTTCCATCATAGCTTCCATAGCGTCAATACACTCTATACGTCCTGTTGTATAGTGTGGTGGATTATTAACCTTATCTACTTCCACTTGCTCAGTGTCCCTAGTTGTATTCTTTTCTTCTTCTCTGTCAACCATTTTTTAGGTATCTCCTTGTCTGTCCATTTAAATCCATATTTGTCACACCAATCACAGTATCTAGTCTTTGACCCTTTGTTAATTACATTGTACGCATTTTGAAACAGGAAGCGTATATCTAGCTCCGGATACTGTTCCTGTATTAGCAGGTGCTTTACTCTGTCTTTGGCTTTAAACCACCCTTTCGCCTCAATAATAATACCATTGTTAAGAACAAAGTCAGGCTTATAGAGTCTAAACATTTGTACTGCGTATCTGATAGACATCTTTTCATATCGAATCCTTTGCTTGAGGAGACGCAACTCTTTCGCTACGCTCTCCTCAAACTTGCTCCTAAATTGTATCTTGGGCATCAGCTAACTTCACATAGTTTACTAACGGTGGTGTAGCAGACTTAGAAACCTTTGAAGGAAGAACTTGAAGATTGTCCCAACACTTCTCTCTGTATGAACAGAAGCTACACTCAACACCTAATTTCATGTTACCACTAGGCTTGCCATAATAAGTCTCAGCTACAGGCTCATAGCATCTCTCAAATGGCTCGTCATTGTTTATGTAGTCAATAGTGTCTTGTATCTTACTCATTTCTTCTTCAACATCTACACCACTAGCACTGATGTATTTGAAGTTTCCATTAGCTTTATTTACTACCCACCATCCACCAACAGGAACACCTTTCGCTTTTGCGTAGCCAACGAGTTGTGACACATACCCAAAGCTGTCTTTGCCCTGTAGCGTTTCAAAGTCTGTGAACTTATTTTCGTATGCCCAAGGAGAGGCTGATTTAACGTCATCAACCTTTCCATTTAACACGAGGTCATAAGTCCCATCAACATGTCCCCCCTTTATTGGTAAAGAGACTTGCTCACTGTCATCAAACTTAACGTCTGCCGCCCTTAGTAAGCCTTTAAACACAGCCTCTATAACATCACCAAGAATCATGTTGATAAGAAAAAAGGGAGAGTCAGATATCTTTTCGTCAGGATGGTTCTTTTCAAACCAAAGCTGACACTTCTTACGTCCAATGTTAGACATACGAAGTTTAAACGTCCTCTTCTCCCCTGAGAATTGACGACCCAAAGCGTCTCTTACATCCTTAGATATGAGGTCAAGAATATCCTTATCCATACTAGTCTTACCTAGCATGACGTTTTGTAAGAAAGAATGAATCGCCACTTCTGCAGGATGGTTCATGTCTACTCCTCAATCTCAACTATGCTTGAGGCAATATCATCTTCCTGATCGGACAACTCATCAGGTCTACGATGCTCTTCCCACTTGCTAATTGTTATTGAGTTCATAGACTCAACCCACTCAACAAAGTTATTCAACACTTCTTGGTCATCAGTGGTGATCTCTACTACTTTACCTAGAGATGGTTTCAACACAGCATAAGTCGCACCACTAGGTATACTCTTTACTTCTGTGCCAAGATGTAACAGATGTTGAATAGGAAGTCTGTTTTTCCTTTGGATCTGATTGAACATATCCGTCATAGCCTTAAAGCTATCTCTGTTCTTGATCCTCATAAGGAAAGGGAACTCTTTAACAGTTACAGGTTTACCATTGACATCCTTTGCTTTGTCAAGCGTACACAAGCCAAAGAGGACTTTAAACCTATCCGTTGCCCTCATTAGCTCTTGTGTCTCTTGTGGCAACGAGTTGAAGTCCTTTACGTAGCCTGATGGTCTACCACAGTTGAAACCACCGTAGTTGTCCTTCAGATCGCCATTCAAAGACGTTGCCATTACAGTTCGCAACATTCTACCCTCGCTACCATCAGGCTTTTGGTAGTGCTTGTCGTAGCGTTGGAATTGAAACCGTTGCATAAAGGGACGAATTGTCACCTTATCACTGTAATATATTGTATCATCAGGGAAGGTTACAGAAAAAGCTCCGGACTTAACTATAGCTACTTCCATAGTTTCACCATCAACTTCCTTTGTACCCATCACATTTTGATGAACTAACTTTACTTCTGCCAAAGCTGATGTGCTTTTAGCAGGTGCGTTAGACATACCCATCAACTCTGCTAAGTCAGTGGGTGATTTACCTATTATTTCTAATGCGTTTTCCATGTGTTTTTTCTCCTATTTAGAAATGGAATTTTATCAGACTACATCTTTAACGTCAAGCCAATTATCACCTATCTTTGACTCTAGTAATAACGGAACATTAACGTCAATGTCATAGTAGGACTCTACTATACTTTTTAAACTTTTGTTTACACTATCTATGATATCTAATACGTCCTCTTCCTCTGAAGGGTGAACGTCCAATACCACAGAGTCATGCACACTATTTACTAACATACTCTTGTAACCACTTAATCTATCTTCAATCTCCAACAGTACAATAGGAACTATGTCTGCTGTAGCAAAGCCTTGAACAGGATAGTTCTTAATCATGGTGAAGTGTGTTGGAGTTCCACTTGCCCTTCTCTCTACATCAGGAAAAGCGTACTGCCTACCTGATGGTATCTTTACTCTACCAAGGTTGATAGCTTCATCACCTAACTTCTTGTGCCATTTAGCTATGCCTTTGTATTTATCCATAAAGTGTGTGTAGTATTCAGCTTCAGCTTTTGTTCTACCATACCCTGTAGCTCCGTACAGTGGGGCAAAGGTGTGTGCCTTAGCTTCTTGCCTAGTTGTAGGTTGACCTGCCTCAGTGATGATCTTAGCCGTGTAGGAGTGAACATCAAATCCGGTTGACACTTCTTGCATTGCAACTTTGTCTTGAGATAAAAGTGCAGCAACCCTAAATTCTAGTTGAGCAAAGTCTGCCTCTAGTATTTTACCTTTCATGCCAAATGAATTATCATTCCAACGAGAGATAAACACCCTCTTCACAGGAAACGTACCACCTCTAGGCATGTTCTGCATGTTAGGATTACGTCCACTAAAGCGTCCTGTGGCTGTAACATGTTGGGTTAAACTAACGTGTAACATGCCATCCTCTTTTGTATAGTGTTGTATACCCTCAACAAAAGCAGATAGATAACTAGACACAGCACTTTGTCTTTTTAGATCGGTTAGAAAGCTTTCTGCATCTGTCATCCCTTTTGATTTAGCTATATTTATGAGATGCTCCAAGTTACTTTTACTCGTAGAGAAACCATTAGCACTGACCCATGCCTTTGATGGTGGAAAAAATCCTAGACCTGCCATTTGCTTTAGTTTAGTTAGCTTGTACCCTCTAGTATCGCAATCTGTGCATCGACTTGGCTTGGCAAAAGGTGTTCCGTCTTTCTTTGTCTTGTATATTTTGCCCTTACCCTTGCATGTTTGACACACACTAGCCTTTGTTTTTACCATCATAGAACTATTATCCTTGACAGCCTGTTTGAAATCTTCTTTTTCATCAACATAATCAAATGCAATCGCCCACTTTTTCTTATCGTGTAGTATTCTAGAGTATATCACTTGACTAACTTGCTCCGGAGAGTTGAGATTTATAGGAGTATCACCCATTAAATGCTTAACTTGTGTCCCTAATCTAGTTTCTATCTCCAACAACTCATCCTCAAACTGCTTTCGCACCTCTTGTAAAGCTTGTCGGTCTATGTTGAAACCATTCATGTACATTCTAGTCAGCGTTTTGCATACTTTGTTAGTAGTA